GCGTAAGTAGATGCATATTTGCTTGCTAAATCTGCGACCATCTTCTCTCCTGCTGATTGTCCTTCTGTGCCGTTCTTTACCATGTTGAAAGCCGATTCCATAAGAACCTTGCCGTCATTGTAAATCGCGTAACCGATGGAACTTCTTAGGTTGCCCGTTTGGTCGAACCAACTATCATCGCCGGACCTATTGCGTATCTTGCTCACACACTCTTCGCCTAAATAGGCTAAGGCGTCGAATATCTCTTTGTTGATAATATCCATCGCCTTATTAAAGTATTGATTCATGTACGCCGTTAAATCCATGCCATTGCCTGATGCTGGTATCTGTGAAAGCCTTTAACGTCGTATTCGGCTATCTTTCCGTTCCTGCTTAACATGACTTTCTGTCCGACATTCAGTTCGGGACAATCTTTGTCAAGGTATAACGTGTAAGAATACTTCCGAGATACGCCGTCCTCAAAAGTCCTCTCTCCTGCCTCACCGCTCGGAACAGCGTCACATCGAAACTCGTCGGACCAAACCGATTCCCCTTTGTGGTAATCGCCATTCTCATCCTCGTACCCGTCTTTTTGGGTCAGATAAGAAAGTGTGTGCGGTTTCAATTTCAGAACGCTCATAATATATAAACAGTAGGCTTGGAGATGGTCTTTTCTTCTTCCCCGATAGACGAATAAAGTGCGTTGGCTTTCTTCAAGATTAGGTCTTTATCAGAAAGCGACACGGACTTATTCGCCTCGGAGAAATTAGGAGTGTCAATAAGGGAATAGAGGCAATCAGCCGTAGCACCAATAAACGCGCTGCTGTTCAACACGTCCGCGGTAATCTCCGCATCCGCATCCAACCCCCTACGGAGGAGTTTATTCTCGATAGAGCCTTCCCCGATGGGAAAAGCAATCTCGTCTATCAATGCTTGCTTGATTGTTCTCATTAGGCCTTGGCGGTTTCAGCTGCTACCTTCAACTTAGCTTCATCCTCGTCGGAGAGCTGGTTAATCTTGTTAATCACCGTTGCATCCGTTGCATTGGCGTTAATCGAGATGCCCTGTGCCTTCATCACGGAGATAAGAGAGGCCTTGGTGTACTTCGTACCCCATACGGTGACGTAAGCATCATCCGTATCTTCCTTCTCTGCGGTCTCGTCTACCTCCTGTGCCTCTTCGAGTTTCAGCATGTAGATTTGGTCCACATCCTCAATGATAGGAGCCACGAAAGCCTGACCTGCGGTGACTTCAATCAACGGGTCAGTCTTGGAGAACTTGGAAATCAACTTGTACTCGTCTACCTTCGAGTAGGTGACGCCGGCTACCGGATTCGTCTCCTCTGCCAAACGGCCATAAACCAAAGAGCCTACAACTTCGTTGCAAACAAAGATAAGGTGGTCCTTGTTCCAAGGCTTGATGGTCTTTTTCTGTCCGTTCTTCTCGGTAATGATGCTTCGGTCGATAACCTTGAACTGAATGCCGTTGTTATCGTCGGCGAAAGCCTCGTTAAATACCGATGCCGTAGGCGTGGGCAGCGTCGTGTCGTCGGTGTAGACTTGACCCTTGAAGTTGGCAACCAACTCCTTGGCGGCACGAGTGTTGCGCAAAGCTCGGTAGGTAGATTCGGCGATGTAGATGTAAAGAATCGAATTGCCGTCCTTGTCGGCCTTGTCGATAATCTTCTTGATGTCCTCCAAATCAACCTCACCCTTCACCGATGCACCAAACGTGTTTTCAGGGAAATAGTTGAAGTTCAATCGAAGCACCTGCGTGGGATTATCCACGTCGGCGATAGCAACATAGCCATTAGACAGACCTTCCAAAAGAGCCTGCTCGTTCTTCTCGTCGATACCGACTGAACATGCGGCAGAATCGTCAGCGAGCTTGGCGATAATCTTCTTTGAGTTAGCATCATCCTGAGCCTCCATCACGTTGATGTTGTTGATATCGGACTCCTTCAAGACCTTCTTCATACCCACCTTGGGGAGCTTGCCCGTCGAGGAGGCAATCTTGTCGCGTGACTTGAGCGGGATGGGTGAATCAGCGGCAACGTAGTCGGCCGATACGTAGGTG